TTTTGCATGGGAAGCGTACATCAAAGAGAACTCTTGATCGTTTTTATAAATTTTTTAAGTTAGATATTGATTCATTTTATATTTCTGCTTTGACTTCTTGGTATTCGAGTACGAATGGCATCTGAAGTATTGTCCAGCTTTTTAGGTTGCAGATGGGTAGATCTCAAGAGGAATTCTCAAAGATGATTGGGGTTGATACGAGGACACTTCAGAGGATAGAGGCGAATAAAAATCCGCCAAAAAAGAAAACTTTTGATCTTATAGTGCAGTTGCGAAAGGAGTACTTTTGGTGAGAAGCATAATGTCGTTGAGATTTGGGTAGTTTTGGATGTAAAGTTGGTATTTATTTTTTTGAGTTCATAATATGGGGAAGATAACGGAGATCAACACTTGATATGACAAGATCTTAAAGCTTTTGGAGGGGGAAGATTCTCAGCAGGTTGCTGGAGACGATGTCATCGGTATGCCTGTAGCGACCAGAGTATACGATTTAATTTATAATGGGAGCTATATCGCAGCTGCGATTGTGAAAAAGATCGCAAAAGCAATGAATAGCTGATGGGACGTAGACAACGATGCTCTCAAAGACTGGCTCAAAAATTTTCCTGTTGTGTATGTGGCAAAGTGTCTTATCAAATATGGGAATTGTTATTTGGAGGTGATTAGAAAAAAGAATGGGGAGATTAGTAGACTTCTGCCAATCCCTACCAATACAATCGCAAGAATTAAATGAGGATGATATAAACAGCAAGTAGGGGCAAAATTTAGTTATTTCAATGAGTTTACTCCTCTCGATCAAAGAGATAAACAGAAAAAAATACGGATTGGGACTTGAGCACCAACTAAGGAGCTTAGGTATAATAAGCTGAAACAGAGCTGCTGATTTAACCCCAACCTGAATGAAGTGATCCATCTGATGGACCAAGAAACCGACAACAAGCGATACGGAAAGTCAATGTTTGACAGCTGTATGCATCAACTGTTGTTGCTCAGATATATTGATGAATACTACAACACCTATTTTGACAACGGGTGTATTAGACTTTCGCTCTTTCATGTAAAAAATTTGAAAGAAAATGAAGAGGTATCAGAAGAAAACAGAAAAATCTTTGCCGATTTTATGAAAGAGCAAGCAAAGGGGATCCAGAATGCTCACAAAACTTTGTTGGTAGAAAATGAGCTTGGAAAGATTGATCTGACCGATGAGCTAGATGCCAATCAATGGATTAGTTATCGTAGAGAGCTCCAAAAGTCTATTGCAATGGCCTTTGAGATGCCGTATGATATGATTGACTCCTCAGATGCTAATAGAGCGACTTCGACCTCAGCATTAGAGGCTTTTTACTCCTATACGATCGTACCTCTTCAGAATATCATTCTTGGATGTGTTGAGAATATTGTTGAAGATGATCCAAAATGGAAAGATAAGAAGATTGAAAAAATTGCTTTTTTGAAGATGAATACCAAAAATCTGAAAGAAGAAAGTGAAACTGTAAGAAACTTGGTCGCTAATAAGATAATCACGATCAACGAGGCAAGGAAATGGATGGGCTATGCTCCTATTGATTGAGGAGATGTGTTGATAGGAGGAGATCAAACTAATCTTACTCTTGGTAAAGAGGATATTGATACGATCAAAAAAACTAAAGCTTTACTTCAAGCGGAAATCAATGACTTTAGCTTCTCGAAATAAATTTGTTATCCAAAAAGTCCTAGAGCCTGAAATTAAAAAAGAGGATCAGGATTTTTTCCCTACTTGGAATGAAAAACAGGATCTACTGACATTAAAGCCTGATTTTTTAGAACTTATCAATGCTTTGTTTACGGAGCAATATCAGCTTGCAGTTGAACAGATTGATAAAATAGTAGAGTTTAAGATACAAAAAACTGAATATCTCTCTCGAACAGCAGAACAGTTTGAAAAATACACAACTCAGATATCAGTTCCACTGCAGATAGCTGCGGGGAAAGGAATGGAATATCAAGAAGTTGTTAACTCAAAATCAGGACTCTCAACTGAGCTCAATCAAACTGCTGTAAAAAATCGAGCGGACTTGCACGCTGGAGAACTTATCACAAAAATCAGCGAGACGAGCAGGATGAGGATCAATAAACTCATTACAAAAGCATTAGATGAGGGGATGGACAAGCAAACACTCAAAGACATCCTTAAAACTGACTTCTGATTTAGTGACTATCGTGCAAATCTCATCGTCAGAAATGAGCTGAAAATGGCATATATTCAGTGACAAAAGCTCCAATTCTCCCAATGGCAAAGGGAAAGTGGACTTAGAGGTCGGAAAGATTGGATTTCTCATCGTGATGATAGAACAACAGAAGGATGTCTGAAAAATGATCTTCATGGAGAGATTGAATTTGATGAGTTATTCCCGTCAGGAGATACCGAGCCACCAAGATTTCCTTGATGTCGCTGCTCAATTGCCTATCTTCCGTATTCTGAGGCTGAGCTTTGGGAGGAGGATGATATCAAAGAATATCTTGAAGCTTTCACAGATCTAGATAAAAAACCTGAGAATTATGATGATCTGAGCGTAAAAGTAGTGCCTCCACAATTCTTTGACTTTCTTTGAGAACAGATAACTTATAAAAATCTGATTTATGATCCTTATTTTGATCCGCTCAGATGAGTGCTTAACCTTGATGGATTGTCTGGAACAGCGAGAAAGTATGCAGAAATTCATGAACTTGGGCATAGTTTTCATTATTTCGCAATTAGAGGGAAAAAGGATCGAGTCTTGAAGTATGATGCAATTCAGGAACTTATCAGAAATGAAATCGAGGAGAATGCTGAGATGATAAAAAAATATTTTCCTCAGGGAAGACAAAATGCATTAGAACTCTTTCAGCTTGAAGAAATTTTTAAGGCAAAAAATTATTTCGCATTAGAGAAGCATACAGATCTCCTCTGAAAAACGATATTAAGCCCAAAGTATACTGAAATCTATAAGCGAGATTATCAGGTAGTTGCTGATTTGATTGGTGCAATAACTAAGGGGAAATTTGGTTGAGGGCATTCGATTAAGTATTATCTAGAGAAGTGATATGAGGAGGTGATGCCTGCGATCAACACAATACATTTTTTTGATAATAAAATACTTGAAGTTCTCTTACCAAAAAGTTATACTGCGATGAGAAATTTTTATTTAGATTTATGAGTAGAATTTTAATGTTAGATGCTCAACTTTTAATCGATGCCTATGGATTACACCATAAAGTAAGTTGATTTTGACCGATTTTTTGAGGGATAGATCTTTTTGATACTGATGCGTGTATTAAGGCTCTTAGAGAGGCTCAGGGAAGAGATATTGTGATGCAATATCCGAAAGAGAGCGTTATGAATGGTTGATCCGTCTATGATGGCGGACATCGAGCCTATGAATGAGAGATTGATCCTGAGTTTGACTTCAAAAAATTCCTTGATCGAGTAGAGGAAAACGAGGAAGAAATCAGAAAAAAATTGGTCGAGAAATAAAAATGTCGTTGAGATTTGGGTAATTTTAGGCACTCTTGGGGTGTCTTTTTTAATTTTAAAGAAACATGGAAGCAAAAATTGTCCGCAAAATAGCCTCTCTCAACACAGTACTCTTCATCGCACTTGTCCCCGATGAGGTAGATGGGAATGGTGATATTATCTCAGCTGAGGAGATCAAGAAAGCAGCGTATGAATTTATGCTCAATCTTCAAGAAAAAAAGGTAAATATCAATCACGAGGAAGATACTGAAATAGCTTCGGCTCACTTTGTGGAGAGTTATTTGACGCTCTTTGATATGGAGCGAGGCGATGGAGTGATTCCACAATGAACTTGGATATTGGGAATTCAATTTGATGATGAAACTTATGAGAAAATTCAGAATGAGGATTTTGTTTGAATAAGCATAGAAGGGTTATGAAAATACGAAAAACTTTAGTTTGATTAGTTAGTAAGATGAAAAAATTAACAGATCTCACAGTTGATAAAATTTCACTTGTCACAAAAGACAAAAAACCTGCAGTAGAAAAAGCAAGTACAGGATTTTTTTCTGTGTTCAAAATCAAAAAGGAAGAAAATCTGACTGAAGAACAGCTGGCTAGAGTAGAAAAACTCAAAACATTTTATGAGCAAAACTAAAATGTCGTTGAGATTTGGGTATTTATCTTGAATATAAGGATATGCGTAATATTAAATCACTCATCTATCAAAGACTTGTCGGAGACACTCTTCTGGCTGATAAAGTAAAGGGAGTTTATCCGAATGTAGCTCCTAAGGAGTCAGGAAGTCCTGTTATTATTTACAATCATATTGTAGATGAAAGGCAAGTTGTGGTTCGTAATTCGCTCTATCAAGTAAGTATTCGAGGCGGAGATTTGGAGGAGCTGGAGCAGTTAAAAGAGCGTATTGTTTGGCTCTTCTCTCGCTATAAAGCGGATGGAGTATCCCGAATAGTCCAGAGCATTAACGAAAGCTATGATCACGAGACAGAGGAATGGGGAATACATATTACGATGAAGTGTAAATTGATAGATTCAGGTTTTTAATTCTTTTTTTATAGTAGAATGCAAACAACAGTACAAAACAGTAATGTTATCAGAATGGGGTCAGTGAAATTTTCAGCTGACTTTGGTCAGTGATATGTAGATCTTGGAGCACTTAAAAATGCGAGTCTAAAAATCACCAAGCAAAAGACTGAACTTACCTTTGATAACGCAAAGGCAACACCAAAGGTAAAAATTTTAGAGGCGATCTTAAGTGCAGAACTCTATGAACTTTCGCTCGAGTCAATCAGGAATATTAACGGACTTGGAGAATTCAGTTCGATCAATGGAACTCAGCAAAACAAGACTCAGCTTATTAAGGCTGGTAGTTTGCAAGCTAACTCGGCATTTGTACTTGAGGGACAAAATGCAGATGGTAGCAAGCCAACAATGACTTCTGTAACTTATGATAAGTGAGCCGCTAATACTGCTTGGGCAGAAAATACTAATTATTCACTCACAAAAGTGAACGGGAAGTGGGCTATTGTCTTCAAGGCCGTAGTTGATAAGGATGTTGAGTTAGTGTATAAATATACTCCAGCTAAGAGTAAGGAATTGCTCTTCAAGGATGTAATCTCTAATCAATCACTCAGCAAATATAAATTTGAGAATGAGAATGGAGATGGAAAGGTATTTATGATTGAATTCTTTGAATGATTTAATAATTCAGATAACTTTGAAATCAGCTTTAAGTCTGATGATGAGACTAATGATGCCTCAAGTATGCAGGTAGAGATTAAAGCTTTCCCTACTAAAGACAAAAAGCTCTTTAGAATCGTTGACGAGCAAGATGAAAACTAGTCGTTCATTCTCTTCTTATAATAGCTAAGCCCTTATTCTAAGGGCTTTTTTATCTTCTCATAAACTACATGATCAGAAAAATATATACCTTCTTTTTTGGCTGAATGGAGTTGAAAGTCTGAGCACTGCTTTGGTGAGATCTTTTACTTTTGACTCAAAATCAGGAAGATGCGGTAATGAAAATTCTACTAGAATATAACGAGGTGATCCCTCAACTCTCAGCTGAGGAGGTGCAAGAAATTCTAGTTACTATTAGTGCATCAGGGGAAACGGACAAAAAGGGGAAGAAGCAAACTGTTGAGGAGCTGGTATTGATGGAGACTTTCGTGATGGTACATACACATCAGAGGCTAGAGGAAATCAGAGGACGGACGATTCAGTATTTTTTTCTCGTTTCTAGGTGTATCGGAGCGGCACTTGGGCATAAGAAAGCAGATGAGGTCCTTAATCCTGATGGGGTAGATAGAGAGGGGGTAAGGGATTTGACTGGGGGGAAGAAGGAGGTGGTTTTATAAAAAAATGGTTGAATTTTGAGGAGTTAGTAGTATAAAGATTACATTTATTTTGTAATCATTATATGATGTTTTTTTCTTTTCGTGATAGTTATAATATTGAGCATTATATTGCTTTAGATTCAATAAAAATGATTAAATGACCATATGACCAATGAGATAATGAATATTACGATATTGTTTTCAAAGACAATCATCATCTCACATTTTATAAATGTGTTGATAAAGAAGCATTCGTTCTTCTGAAGCAATATTTAGAAGAAAATAGTTTGAAATAAATTATTGATTTCCGATAGAAAAAAGCTATACCCTACTTGACCAAGCATAAAATCTTAAGGAAGGAAAAACATCTATGGCACTTTTCTTCTTTAGGATTGTAAAAAAGCTTGGTCGCTTGCCGTAGGTGGTTTTTTAGGTTTAATTTTTTCTGATGAATTTTCTGAAAAAACTCTTCTGATACTCCTCCCCAACAGGAGAGATAAGACAAATAGAAACCATACAAAAAATTCCATATATTCGGGATTCATTTGAAGAGCAGAAAAAGAAAGAGGTCTTTCCAAACTACCAAGACTTAACAACATGTCCTTATTGTGGAGCAGCAGGACAAAAACCATTTATGAGAAAAAGAAAGTGTAAATTTTGTAAAAACCCTGTTTTTTCTACACAGAAATATGCTTATACTGAAGAGCAAATGGAGCAGATTAAAGACAATAGTTGGTTTGACCAAATGAAAGAACATGTAGCGAATTACAAAAAACAGTCTGTATATAAAAAAATAAGATCAAGATTTTCTTCTGAAACAGAATATGATTGTATTGTAGCATTTTTAATGTTTGAGATTGAAGAAAGTGAACATTATTATCAGTACGATGCAATCGGTAGACAATATAGTGGATTATGAGAATACCTTTGGTATACGGGGAACTATAGAGCTGCTTATTTTTGCAAGATGCTTTCTTGAGTAATGAGTGCTGGAGAATGATGGATATATCACTATTCTTTCACGAGAGGTAGGGAAATTGCGAAAAAACACCATTTAAATATACAGGAGCTTAATGATAAGGTAGCTATGGCTTTCAAAGATATTTGTTCCTATTTTGGGTTTTCAGAACAGTTTGATATCTTACCCTGATTAGTTGAATTAGATCAAAAAGAATTGATGGTTTTTGAATATGGGTCAGAAGAAGGAAGAGCTTTACTAAAAAATATCCATGAAGAATATAGAGATAAAACATTAGAACTTATGTGAGAGGCTTATTGATGACCAAGACCTTTATATTTAGCTAAAAAATATTTTTAATTTCTATGTTA